TTACTTACTCTTTCTTTTATATCTTTAGAACAACCTATCCTTATATCTGTACCATCATCAAGGAAATATTGTCCACTTGTTTTACTTGTTTTCATATATTCCTCACTTAAATTTACAATTCGCCATTATTTCTGTTAAACAAGCAACCATATTTATCTCTTGGTCAGCAACAAAAGCTGCTTTATATTGATACCCAGCAATAACTAATACTGCCTGGGGTATTGATTTAGGGTCTAATGATTTCCATAATACTTCATATAAGTTTCTGAATATAGCTGATGGTTCTTTATCTATATTTTGAATAACCCATTTTCGCATATCATTAAATCTTTTTTCTTTTAATGTAGCAACTAACTCTTTGGTATTTGTTTCAGATAAACTAAACAATATGCCACTATCAATTGTACCCCTTACGGAGTATCTTTGCAGTTCATTAATAGTTCTTCTGAAATCTGGAAAGTGTTTTATAATAAGTTCTGCTAAAACCTTCTTATCGTAAGGTATCTTTTCCTCATCTAATATACTTCCCAATCTATTAAGCATTTCATCTGCTGCTTTTTGCTTATTACCGTTATTAATTTGAAAGTCAACAACGGTACAACGACTATGTAATGCTGGGATGATTTTGTTTTTGAAATTGCAAGTAAATATAAATCTACAATTCTTATAAAAAGTCTCAATGAAATTTCTTAAAGCAGGTTGAACACTATCGGCGTTCATATAATCTGCCTCATCAACTATTATAACTTTGTGATTAGCATTCTTGTCTAAAGAGACCGTACTTGCAAAGGATTTTATTTTAGTTCTTAATGTATCAATTTGACGACCTTCGTCTGAACCATTGATTATAATATAATCACACTTCAACTCTTCACATATAGCTCTAGCAACCGTTGTCTTACCTGTACCTGCTGTACCTGATAAGAGTAGATTACTTATCTCACCTTGTCTTAAAAAAGATTGAAATGTATGTTTTATATCCTCTGGTAGGATACACTTTTCAATTGTTTTTGGTCGGTATTTTTCAACCCACAAAAAATCTGCCATAATAATAACTCCATAATATAATTAAAATTCACTTTCAGGTTCCAGAGCAATCCAATATTGTACTGGTCTTGTTCTATTAACAAAATGTGAAATTTTTTGTTTAGAGATAGCAACATCATAATCATCTTCTAACATTTTAAAGTTTTCTGCTTTGAAAAATGCTTTGAATTTCTTATCAGTTGTACCTAACTCTATATCAAACTTATTAGAAGCTTTGTTTTTTCTATCTTCAGCAATAAGTCTCATTGTTTTACCATCGCCAATAACTCCTACATCTGGTAAATTTAATGTAACCACTCCTTTTTGAAGTCTAGCAAAATCTGCTTTCTTCATTATAAAAGAAACTTCTGTATCTGGCATTGCAATTGTTTTAGTAGGTGCAACAATAACACTCTCATCAGCGAAAGTATACTTACTAGTAGACCTTCCATCTTTTCCTGATAGTGCTACACTTGAAGTACCATTAAATTTTAATACTGGTGCTTCAAACAATTCTACGGTTCTTAAAAATTCAGGCAAGTCATAAATCGCAAACTGCTCATTAAAGTCTTCCTTAATTTCTGCTTGTGCTAAAATATTCTTCATAGTAGAAATTGTATTTAATTTCTTACCTGGTTTGATTAGAATATTTTGGTTTATATTTGCAAAGTTTTTTAACAATGCAATTGTATCAGTTGATAGGTTCATATCAATTTTTTCTCCTTCATTATTTAAACATTATATTTTTGTTCACTTGTACATAATATATCATTATTTGTAAAAGAAGTCAATAGGCCGTGGTTTAATACGACCTATCAACTATTTGTACTATTTACTTGATTTTAATTGTTCTAGGTTTCTTACCTTCTGGAACAATCTTCTCCAAAGATACTCTTAAAAGACCATCTTTGAGTTCAGCACCATCTACTTTCACATCATCAGCGATAGTAAATGTTCTGCTAAAGTTTCTTTTTGCAATACCTTTATGCAAAATACCATTGTTGTCCTCAACCTCTTTAGTTTCCTCATCTTTTTTAGAAACCACGGTTAGAACATTGTCAGCATAGTCAACAGAAATATCATCTTTAGAATATCCTGCTAACGCTACTTCAATATCATAAGTCAGTTTACCTGTCTTAACAATATTGTATGGTGGATAATTAGAGACCTGTGGAAAGTTAAAGTCTGTATCTAGCATATGTTCAAATGTATCAAACACGCTATCAAAACCTACACTTATTGGTCTTAAATTATTAAAAAATTGAATTGCTTTTGAATTGGTCATAATAGAACCTCCTTTTTTTAAGCAAAGTTTATTTTCCGAGAACCCATTATGGCGTTCTCTATAGTATTTATATAATCATTATTTGTAAAATTACAAGTCATAATATAAAAAAATGGTAGTTTCTTTTAAGTGTGTACTACCAAAACACTAGCGACACCGTATTTGATATTTTGTATCTGGTCACGGATAACAACCACTTTTACGCTCTGCCAGGTCTTATGAATGGCCTTAGCATAATATATATACAACCTCAAACGAAGCAGCGTAAAATTTAAAAATTCATTAATATCCTCTTTGAGCTTTCAACTTTTTCTGGTTTTTCTTATAAGCTCTAGTCATTTCCTTCTTCTTACGATTCCTTTTATCACAAGGTTTCTCATAATATTGTCTTTGTCTCATTTCTTTTATGAGACCATCCTTCTGGATTTTCTTTTTAAGAACACGCATTGCTTGTTCCAAATTACCATTTCTAACTTGTATTGTAATGCTCATTAATTTAATCCTGGTCTAAATGTTTCTTTTAGTACTTTAAATGGAGAAGGATCCACATCCTTATCCTCACTACTCATTAATAGAATTACATAATGAATAGCCTTTAATAAATCTTTTCTATTCTTACCGTCCTTCTTACCATATCTACAAAGATATTTGATAGCATTAGCTTGGCAAAAATCTTTATCTATATTTAAGTGTCTTAACATATCTTGGACTTGGAAACCATCTTTAGTTGTACTATAATGTTCTCCGTAAGTTCCTTTTATATAGTCTGATATTTCTTTTATAATTTTATCTACTTCGTTATATTTCATAAATTCCTCGTGTGGTTAATTGTAGTCCTTAAAAAATGATGTGGAGCCACTACACTCCACATCAAGGACCACACTATGGATAAATTTAGATAATTAGACAAGGTCTTCCTCGTCATCTTTATCGTCCTCATTATCATTGGATTCCATTTGTTGAGCTTTCAAAGACTCAACCTTTTGTTGTTCAGCAATACTTTCAGCAGTTGCACCTGCATCCACTTTAGTATATAAGTCAACAAAAGAAGTTTTTGTATCATCATCAAATCTATTAGTACATAGTTCAATAGCTTTCATCTTATTTTTAAAGATTGTATATGCCTGACATATGTGGACTAATCTTCTTGTTGATATAATCTCGTCAACTCCTCCATCAAAATATGTTTTTCTGATAACATCAGCCCAAGTAGTTAATTTCTCAGCATACTCGGTATCTTTTTTGCCTGATAGAGCAAGAGTATTATTTAAAATCTTCTGTTCTGTTTTGGCAGAAGGATAAGTTTGTTGAAAAGTTACTGGAAATCTTTCCAAAAACGCCTCGTTCAGTATGTTAGTTCCGATAAATTTACCATCATCACTACCTTGCCCTTTAGTATTGGCAGTAGCAACAACATTAAATCCAAGTTTTGGTTTAACGAATTTATTAATCTTCTTAACATAAACTCCGTTACCTTCAAGGATTGGTTGTAAACACATTATCTTATTAGACGCAAGGTCAACTTCATCAAGGAGCAATACAGCACCTCTCTCCATTGCCTCAATAACAGGACCATTTTGCCAAACGGTTTGTCCGTCTTTTAATCTATAACCTCCAAGTAAATCGTCCTCGTCAGTTTCAATTGTTATGTTTACCCTAATCATTTCTCTTTTACTCTCGGCACAAGCCTGAATAACAGAAAAAGTCTTTCCATTTCCTGAAAGTCCTGTAATGAATATTGGATAAAATTTATTAGATTTAATTATGTTTCTAACATCTGGATGGTTACCAAATGATACGAAACCTTTATCTTTACTCGGAACAATATCTCCTGTTAAAGATGAAACAATATAAGCAGCTTCGCTGACTCTATCATTTTTTTCTTCAACAACTTTAGGTTTAGATACTACTTCTTTTTCTTTTGTATCTACAATAACCTTATCATCTATGTTCGGTAATTTAAATAAACCCCTACCAATTTTGTAGTGTTTATTTTTTGTTAACCATTGTGGTGCATAAGCACAACCAAATTCTTTATTGGTAGCACTTAACTCACTAATAGTTAACTCAGCTTTGCCATACATTTTATATGCGTGTTGTACAAAGTCCTTTTGTTTAGTATTCAAAGTTTTCATAATGTAGTCTCTCCTTTTTTATTTAACTTTTTTGTCATTGTTAAGTATATCCTATCACCATTTTGATTCATTGTCAAGCGTTTATTTCTCTTAATTACCAATAGTTCTAGCATACTTAAGCAACCCTTTTTATAAATTTTGATAAAAGTACTCTGGAAACCGTTCTGTTTTTCATACTCTTACCAAAAATTCTTTTAATGTCGCCTTTCTTTGTATCAGATAATACATTAGCAAGGTCAGCATTTTCCACTTTCATTGTCTTAGCGTTGATTAAAAAGTATTCACTATATCCTTCTTGTCTAACACTAGCACATTTATTCTTTAAAAATTCACTTCTAATTTTTTGTTTAATTTCATCTTTTATACTATAAGGTAAATTTTGTTGTTTATCTGAAAGAGCATATCTATCAAATTCCCATCTTCTTGTATTCTTTATAAGAAAGAAACCGATAGTAGTAAGTTTGAATTTTCTTTTTAATCCTTCAAGTAATAATCCCGTAGTTGAATTTCTCCAATAATCTTCACCACTTGATTTAATTTGTTTACTACCAAGTTTTAAAATTGGTATAGTACCATAACTATCTCCTGGACATTTTAATTTTCCGTCTACGGTTTTGTAAGTACTCTTATTTGAATTGTTAGAGTGTCCATCTGTTAATGTTATTAATGACATTTTATCAACTTGATATTTTTGTCTGAACATTGGAATAATTTTATACATAGCAGCCAAACTTTCATTTAAAGGCGTACTTGATAAATGGAATTCATATGGTGGAGAAAATCTTTGGATATATGTAGGATTAGGATCGTTATAATTTCTTACATAGTTGTCATCATAATATTTTGCGTAAGTATAAAGTAAAAATAATGATTGTTCAAGTGCTGTTTTTTTAGCAGTATGATTAGCAACTTCAACTAAATTAAATCCTTCAACTGCCATATCTCCAGCTTTAAAGTTCCAAGCCAAATCCTTTTCTAATTTAGCAGTTTCCCTTCTTTCACTCCAAGATTTTTTTTCAATCTTATCTGAAAAGAAATAAACTTTATATGGAATATTAATTCTTTGACAAAACCAAACTAATTGTAATAATTGTTCAACGGTCTTACCAATAACATTAGACATACTACCTGACCAATCAAGTAATAAAATCATACCGTGGTTTTTAGCGTCTGGTATAATTGATAATTTTTTAAATATATCTTCCGAAGTTTTATATTGATGTAATTTAAGTGGATCAATAATTCCTGTTTTAGCAGTAGTGCTTCTTTTATATCCGTCAGCAGATTTTTTCATTTCAAATTCTTTAACAAGATATGAGATAGTTCTAGTACTATCACTTTTAAATTTTTTAAAGTCATCTAGGTTAGCAATATATTGTTTACTATCATAATTCTTTTTTGCGTCTGCCATTCCTCTCTTAATAAATTCTTTCATTGGAAATACAATTCTATCTAAATTACAATCTGGAACATTTAAATAAGAATAACCTTTATGGTCTTTATCCCCATAACTACTTGCAATTTTTTCTTCAACATTTTTTTGTGTAATTGATTTAAGAGGCATATTAATTTTAACATTTTTACCGCCAGCACCATCAGGATTTCCTGTTTGATTTTCTCCACCTTCAACTTCTTTATTATCTTTTCCACTATCTTTAGAATCTTTATCTGCTGTACCAGATTTTGTATTTTCATCTTCTGATTGTTCTTTAAGTTTTTCGGATAAGGCTTTATCTAACTCTTTATTTTCCTTAGATTTTTCTTGGTCAGCATTAATGTCTTTATTATCATCTTTAATTTCATTACCATCTTTATCTTTGGCAACTTCTTTTTCACCGTATACTAAAGTTAAAGGGTGTTCATCAAAGTTTGGTAATTTCTGTAATTTTTCGTTTTGTTTTTTCTGCCACTCAGCAAGTTTTTTAGCAGCTTCAACAACATCTTTAAAAGTTTTACATTGGTCAACAATGTTAACAAATAATTTATCAGCATTAGAGAATTTAATATCTAGAGTTTTTGAAGATTTAAAA